GACCCGATACAGTGAAAGTTCGAATCTTTCCGGGAGTACCAAAATTTTAACTGGATGTAAGTCAGCTTGGTAGACACTCCCGCTTGGACCGGGAAAGCCGTTGGTTCGAATCCAACCTTCCAGAAATATAAATATTATTATTAAAATATAACAAGGGAAAACAATGACAAATTCTGAAGATTCAGAGGGTTGTTTATGCACAAAAGTTGTAGAAGTACCAAAAAGCACGTATGAATTTAGAATAAGTGTTTTACAAAATGAGTTAATTAATATTTATATAGGTTCTGCAAGTAATTCTAGTAGATGGGTAAATATTGGTTTGATTACAGTATTTGGTACACTATTGATTTTAGGTGCTTATGGTGAAAATATTGTTAATTTTTTTAGGATGTTTACTAATTGATTAAGGGCTGGCATGTTCCAAGGGGGCGAGAGGCACTTGCAATGCATCTGTGGAGAGTTCGATTCTCTTCTGGTCCAAATTTGATTGACAAATTGAAGTTTAGTTATTATAGTGGAGATATAAAATGAGAGCAGAAGCTGGCAAGGGATGTAAGCCTCGTCCATCGGATATATCGAGAGAAGAATATCTGAGACGATGGGAAGATACCTTTGGGAAGAAGGATTCGGAAAAAACACATAAAGATTCATCACATGATTTTGTTAAAGATGTTGGTGAACACAATTTACATTGAGGTAATTTTTATGTTTATCGATACACAGGAGTATCAATTACTTTCGAATAGTTATCCACATATAGCTAAAAATATAATGCTAAAGTGGGGCGGTTATGAAATGAACACCTATTTTAGTGATCTTTTTCTTGGAATTCGATCAGGAGCTAGAAATGGTTTTCCTGAAGATACAGCAATGGCTATTAAAGTGTTAAGTGAAAAACATAGAAAAGAGTTTCCTCGATTCATTAATATAGCAAGAAAGTAAACGCTCTTCTGGTGAAATGGATATCACACAGGTCTACGAAATCTGAGATAAAGGTTCGAGTCCTTTGGGGAGTGCAAAAAAGCTTGACAAGAAGTGAATGTGGTGGTATTATACACCATAATGATTAGGATGGGTTCAGCAAAAAAACTTGCATATACTTTTAAATATAAACGCAAAAACTCCATCCTGTTAATTATATTCTCATACCTCAGTCTGGTTAGAGGAATCACCTTATAAGTGATCTACAGTTGGTTCGAATCCACTTGGGAATACAATTAGGGTACATTCAGCAATAAAACTATAAACTCAGCGGGTCGTGGGTTCGAATCCCACCTTAAGATTAATCTCTTAAGTAGCTCAGTGGTAGAGCAGCCGATCTAAAAACGTACCCTGTTATTTTAAGATTAGTTACAGCAACATAAAAATACTGCCAATATAAGCCCGTATCTGGCTCGATTCGTAGTAGAATCTATGATTACTAATCTGTTGACAATTAAAATGAAATAGGTTAAGTTCAGCAACAATAAATCAACTGAAACTTGATAAACCGTTAACCTGAAAAGTGAGGTAAAAATTATGAATACTTTTGTAAATGCTGTGAAGAATCAAAAGGCTCGTACTGCTAATGGTATGAAGGCTCGTAAGTCTACTGCTGATGCTTGTGTTGACTTGTTCTACAACATCGGTGCATCTCGTGGTAAGAATATTGTACCCAATTTTGTTGCCGCTATGGTAGAAGATAAGGATATTGCTCTTCGTATCTCAGCTTGGGTGCGTGACATTCGTGGTGGGGCTGGTGAGCGTCAAATCTTCCGAGATATTCTAAAGTATCTTGAGAAGAATGATTTCGCTTCCTGTGTTGCTTTGTCTCGTAAGGTTCCAGAGTTGGGACGATGGGATGATTTGTTGGTCTTCGAGACTCCTGAGATGAAGCGAGTAGCTTTTGATATGATCAGAGTTGCTTTATCCGAAGATAATGGTCTTTGTGCTAAGTGGATGCCCCGTAAGGGTGCTGTATCCAACGAGCTTCGCACTTTTCTTGGGTGGACTCCTAAGTTTTACCGTAAGCGTCTCGTAGGATTGACCAATGTTGTTGAGACTCAGATGTGTGCTAAGGATTGGGATAATATCAACTTTTCACATGTCCCATCTGTAGCTTCTGCTCGTTACAAGAAGGCATTTGGTCGTAACACTTCGAAGTATGCTGATTACATTGCTGCTTTGGTTAAGGGTGATGATCCAAAGGTTAAGGTAAATGCATCTGCTATCTTTCCTCACGATGTTTTGAAGGGTCGTATTGGTCGATATAATGCTTTCTCTGCTGATGAGCTTAAGCTTATTGAGAAGCAATGGGAAGCTTTGCCAAATTATATTGGTGATAAGAATGTTCTTCCTCTTGTAGATGTTTCGGGGTCTATGACATGTGGTGCCGGTGGTATTGGTTCAACCACAACTTGTATGGATGTAGCAGTATCTTTGGGATTGTATTTGGCCGATAAGAACACTGGTAAGTTCAAGGACACATTCCTTACATTCTCAGCAAGTCCAGAGTTGCTTTATTTGAAGGGTAATATTAATCAGAAGATTGATCAGATGATTCGATCAAATTGGGATATGAACACAGACCTTCATAAGGCATTCAATAAGATTTTGAGTGTTGCTGTGAATGGTAATGTTCCACAATCAGAGATGCCAGATACTATTTTAATTCTCTCTGATATGCAATTTGATCGTTGTGTTAAGTTTGATGATTCTGCTATCAAGATGATTCGTCGTAAGTATGAAGCTGCTGGCTACAAGGTTCCTAGTGTGGTTTTCTGGAATCTGAATGCCTCTGGTAATGTTCCAGTAAAGAGCAATGAATTTGGTGTTGCTTTGGTTTCTGGTTTCTCTCCAGCGATTGTAGCATCTGTTCTTGGGGCTGATCCTGAAGAGTTTACTCCAAAGGCTATTATGTTGAAGACTGTAATGCAAGATCGTTACGCTGTACTGTAAAAACGTCAGGGTATATAGAAGTAGGGTTAGAATAGCCTATTTCTATATACCCTGATATGAAATTAACCTCAACCAAAGGAGACTACTATGTTCCACTAGATTTTTGTAGCAAGAGGACAACCTTAAAACCTGTTTGGTAATGTTTTGTGTTATAATAAAACTAATTAAACAGGAGAATAGAATGGAAAATCCAATTAAGAAATTTAAAGAAGAACAGAAGAGTTTAGCAGAGTACATTAAGTCTGAAAGAAAAGAAGGTGTGAGATGTGAATATGAGTCATATATTTTCAGACACAATCACATTGCTTACTGTGAGATACGAGGAAGGAAACGAGTAGATATAGAAGTTCCGAGAGAAGGTAATGAACCTGATGAATCTCGTATTGACAGCACTAAGAAAATGTGGTTAAGTAGAATACAAGAGTGGAGGGATTCACAAAATGAAACTCTTTGCGATTGTAATTGACACTCTAGATAAATCTTATCAGGGTGTTCAAATAGGACATGCGGTTAGTAAGTTGGCATCAAAGCATCCTGATGTAGATTGGGATCATCAAACATTTGTTTGGTTAAAGGCTGGTGAGTTTAAATTCATGAAGATGATAGATAAGCTTAGAAGAGAGGGGATACATTTTCAAACCTTCACTGAGCCTGATATTGGAAATAAACTTACAGCCATAGCATGTCTTACAGATAAGTATAGTATCTTTAAGTCACTAGATTTGTTTTAAAAGATGGGGAGTTAATTCTCCCCAATGCCGGTATAGCTCAATGGGAGAGCAGGAGCCTCTAAAACTTTTGATGATGGTTCAATTCCGTCTACCGGCACAATGCGGGTTTCGTATAGTGGTATTACAATAGCCTTCCAAGCTAATGACGAGAGTCCGATTCTCTCAACCCGCTCCAAATTAGGATACAAACAGCAAACCCTTTTGATCATCAGCCTCACACGCCGACTCGATAAAAAAGTATCCTGACACTAAAAATTCTGAGTCTTATACGTTAATGATGGTATAAGAAAGGAGATGAACAATGGAAGAAAAAAATGTAGGTGGAGTATTCCCTTATAGTGATGACACCCTACCGTCACTTTCAAAAGAAGATGCGTTGAAAATTAAAAAGCATCTTACCCCTCAAGCAGATGTTGGTGTTATTGTTGGTCGTTTTCAAGTAGACGAACTACATGAAGGTCACATCAGTCTCATCAAAAGTATCGTAGAATCGCACCCCAAGGTGATTGTTTTTCTTGGCCTCAGTCCATGTAAATGTACAACTCGAAATCCACTTGATTTTGAGGCAAGAAAGAAAATGATTACCGATGCATTTCCGAATGTTATTGTGCTTTATATTATGGATCAGTATAGTGATGTTGCTTGGTCTGATAGTCTTGATAATCAGATTAAAAATATCGCCGGTCCACAACAGAGTGTTGTTCTTTATGGTTCTAGGGATTCTTTTATTAAGTATTACTCTGGAAAGTATGCATGTGCAGAACTTGAACAGACTGTATTTGTATCAGGAACTGAAATTCGCAAAAAGATTTCTAATTCTGTAAGTGGGACACCAGAGTTTCGCAAAGGTGTTATTTGGGCTGTTAATAATCAATATCCTAAATGTTTCCCAACGGTTGATGTTGCCATTCTTGGTAAAGTTCAAGGTAAACTATCAGTTCTCTTAGGTAAGCGCAAGGTAGAACCAAAATATCGCTTTGTAGGTGGATTTGTTGCTCCTGGTGAAACCTTAGAGGATGCAGCATTCAGGGAAGCTAAAGAAGAGACATGTTTGGCTTTAAGGAATATTAGGTATCTAAAGTCATTCGTCTGTGATGATTGGAGATATCGAAATGAGTTAGATAAAATCACCACCAGCCTCTTTACGGGTGAATATAATGGTGGTACTCCCCAACCAAATGATGATATCGATCAACTTCGATGGTTTTTTCTTGACAGTTCGTTTAATTCTGTTATAGTTGATGAACATAAAGAGATGATAGAATATCTTCAGGTAGTAATGGAAAGTAAAATATGAAAGAAATAAATTATTTTGAGGCTGTTGAGGTAAAAGCTCAATGTCCATATTGTAAGAAGTGGTTAGATGGTTGGATTGGTGATCCTCGTGGACAAATAGGGGATTGTGAATTTTGTGGTAAAAAATTTAAAGTTGCTGATGATATTGATATAGACATCAGTTGGTAATTCTCAAAAATCTAAGTCTTGTATGTTAATGATGATACAGGAAAGGAGAAAATTTATGAATCGTAATAGTATCGTTTATAAAACTGACAGCTACAAAGTATCTCACTGGCTACAGTTCCCCCCTAATGCTACCAAGTCTTTCTATTACATTGAAAGTCGTGGTGGTTCCGATAGCTTGATGTTCTTTGGACTCCAAGCAGTTCTTAAGAAAATCTTATCCAATGTTCCAACTATCCAAGAAGTTGTAGAGGCTAAAGAATTTTGGGCAGCACATGGACTCCCTTATTTTAACTACGAAGGTTGGTTGAAGGTTGCTCGTCTTGGTTATTTTCCTCTTAAAATTCGGGCAGTTGAAGAGGGTAACATTTATAAAACAAAATCTGTTTTAGTTACAGTTGAGTCTACTGTAGATGGTTTTGCGTGGCTTCCTGGTTGGATTGAAACGCTTCTTCTTCAGGTATGGTATCCTGTGACAGTGGCCAGTAAGATTAATGAGTGTAAAAAAGTTATTAACAAAAATCTGGTACTAACTGGTACTCCTGATGATATTGATTTCAAACTCCACAGCTTCGGGTATCGTGGTGTATCTTCTGATGAAAGTGCTGAGATCGGTGGTATGGCAGAGTTGGTATCCTTTAAGGGAACAGATACGGTTGCCGGTATCTTTGGGGTTGAGAAGTATTATGATTCCCCTCTAATGGAGATGCCAGGATTTAGTATTCCAGCAGCCGAGCACAGTACTATGACTTCTTGGGGTAAGGAAAATGAATTTGAAGCCTACAAGAATATGTTGAATCAATTCGCAAAACCTGGAGCACTCTTGGCTGTTGTTTCCGATAGCTACGATCTATCCAATGCTGTAAAAAACGGATGGTGTGGTGAGTTGAAACAACAGGTCATTGATAGCGGAGCATGTCTTGTTATTCGTCCTGACAGCGGCGAACCAAAGGAAATCGTTTTAAGGACTATCAGAGAGCTTGCAGAGGGTTTTGGATATACCGTGAACAGTAAGGGATATAAAGTCCTAAACACCGTTAGAATCATTCAGGGTGACTCTATTGATGGTCCTGAGAGTATTCAAGCGATTTATGACGTTCTGGTTGCAGATGGATGGTCTGGTGATAATTTGGCTTTCGGTATGGGTGGTGGTTCTATTCAGCAAGTAAATCGTGATACCTTGAAGTTTGCTATGAAGTGTTCTGCGATTGCTTTGAACGGTGAATGGCAAGATGTATATAAAGAACCTTCTGATGCACCATGGAAAGCTAGTCGTGGCGGTCGCCTTGATTCTCCTGACTTGATTGATATTTGGGAGGATGGAAAGTTTATCAAGGAATACACCTTCGATGAGGTTCGAGAAAACGCTAAAAATCAATTTTAATTTTTGAGCATATACCCAAAGAATACTCTTGACATTCTTTGGGTATATGCTATTATATTGAAGATAACATATCTTATAAATACTCATAAAAATAGGAGTAGATATAGGATGTGTTATGACTAAAGAAGAAAGATATCAAAAGAGAAAGGATCATTGTATAGAATTACATAAAAATTCAGCCGACATACTTTGTTTATGTGGATGTGGTGAACTGTTGAAAGAGGTAAATGTATGGGGGCGAAAACGAAAATATATTTCTGGTCATAATAATAAGAAATATAACTGCAAAAAAGAGCATAAGAGAATGTGGGCAGAGAAAGCAAGAACTAATAAAAGTTATGTTAAATACACAAAAAATAATAATAGGTTGAGATGTCAAAAACTTAAAGCTGACTTATTATGTAAAAAAGGTGGCTGTTGTGAGAGATGTGGTTTATTGTATGACATTACTAATGCATGTTGTTTCGATTTCCATCACATTGAACCAGATACAAAATCTTTTAATGTAAATTCTGGTACATTTAATCGTTTCTCAAAAGAGAGAGTGTACGTTGAAGCTGAGAAATGTATAATTTTATGTGCAAATTGTCATAGGATAGAACACCAGCTAAATGAGTATTAAGGGATAATATACAAAATTAAAGAGGTATAATAATGTGGATACAAAATATTAGTATGCGCCGTCTTATGGATGGCGACCATACCAACCCCGGAAAAGACTCTGTGCTCATTCAAATAGTTGATCCTGACAGAGAGTTTCCGAAACCAAAATTTAAGTTCTCAGAGGTTCATCAATTCAGGTTTCTTGATCTCGAAGAGGATGATAATTGGGGGGAAGATCAGAAGATTACCGATGAACAGGCTTTAGATATAGTTAATATTCTCAAAAGTGCTCATGACTCTCGAAAGAATGTAATTGTTCATTGTCATTTGGGTGTATGCCGATCAGGTGCAGTCTGTGAAGTTGGTACTATGATGGGTTTCAAGGATCGGCGTACCTATAGAAACCCTAATATGTTAGTGAAGAAGAAACTCATGAATGCTCTAGGGTGGGGGTATGAATAATCGTTGCTGTGAGAATTGTCATCACGGAAATCGACGTTATGATATGGTGATGGGGAGATTTGATAGTGTAGAATGTCTTTATCCGTGTTCTATTCATGATGAAAGTAAAAGGGATATTAAAAAACTCGCAAGAGGAAAAGAGCATTCTCCTGAATATTGGTGTTCTGATCATAAACCTGCTGAGGTATATGCTTCATGGTAATTATAAATATATGTAAAATATTACTTTGAGGTTGCAATGATTACAAGTTTCAATGATTTCCTAAAAAATATGGTCACCGAGGCTCTTCATCCAGAGTTAAAGGAGATTGTTAAAGATCGATCAACAAAAGTACCGAAGCAATCGAGGTTGGCTGATAAGATAAAAGAGTTATCAGAGAGGGGTGAGAAAACAGGAGTTGAAGGGAACATGCCCAAAGGTTCTTCAAGAGCATACTTGAAGAGTGATAGTTCTCATAAAGTTAATGTTGATGGTATCCCTTCTCTTTTATCTTATGGCACAAAGGTTGCTATAAAATCTTCATTAGATAAGCACCATATCAAAGAAGACCACGAGGGTAGAGGCTTAGGGCAGATGCAAAATCACGCTGAGAATGGCGATGATCATGTTAATAAGAAGTATAGAATATTAAAGAAAGATGAGAACGGTGATTACCATTCAAATCATGAACACGGTATATTTCCTCCCCTTATCGGTCATGACAAAAAGCATCACCATTGGGCACAAGTAGGACATGCTAGAGATATTAAGGATGGGGAATTCAACAAATTAACAAAAACCGAGAGTCATCCAGAGGGTATCAGTCATAGTGATTTCACAAGTGCTATAAATAGAGCACACGAGACTCAGCATGGAAAGTATTGGCCTAGAAACGAGGAAACCGAGAAACACATGGATCATGTATCTAATCATCCATTGGTAAAGAAATTTATACACTACCATAAATCCACTGGTGAACCTGGATATGATTACCGTGGTATCCAGAATCTTGGTGTATTTCATCATCCAGATGGTTCTAAACATATTGTTGCTAGGGATCATGGATTTTCTACAGGTGTTACACATGCATACAAAAATTCGATTAAAAAAAGATTAGGTTCAAGCTTGAATCTAGAATAAGGAGAGCACTGTGGTTGTTAATTTTAAAGAATTTATCAATGGGTTGGTGTTAGAAGAACTCCATCCAGAATTACATGCAATAGTTCAGAAGACTGGTTCATCTGTGTCTAAGAAGACTCAATTGGCCAAGAAGATTAAAGAACTATCCTCTAGAGGGGAGAAGACAGGAATCGAAGGAAACATGCCTAGTGGTTCTTCTAGGGCTTATTTGAAGCATGACCAGCCCCATAAGATTACTCTTGATGGTAAACCAGCATCTATCCCTGTTGGCACTAAAGTTGCTATTAAAGGCACCCTAGACAAGCACCACGATAAGAATGAATTTGATGGTAAGAGTTTAGGGCATCTTCAGAATGAGGCCGAAGGTGGTGATCATTGGGTAAACCATAGCTATCGGGTTTTAACTGAGGGTGATAAGAAAGGTGAGTATCATACCAATCATCATAACGGAATATTTCCTCCATTGATCGATCATGACCATGAACATCATGAATGGACTCATGTTGGGCATATTCATGATGTTAAGAAGAAAGAGTTTAAAGAGCTTACGAAAACCGAGAGTCATCCTGAAGGTATCAGTCACGAAGATTTTACAAGTACCCTCATGAGAGAACACAATAGAAACCACGGTAAACATTGGGGTGGTCGTGGGGATGCTCATTTTGATCATATTTTAAATCACCCCTTGGTACAGAAATTCGCTGATTATCATGGAAATACAGGTCATTCTCCAGCAGATTATGGTCAGTTAAAGAATCTTGGTGTATTTCATCATCCAGATGGTTCTAAACATATTGTTGCTAGGGATCATGGATTTAATACAGAAGTTGCTGATGCTTATCACAAAGCTTTCGAAAGGAAACGAAATTCCAGTTATTAACATCCCTATTGCATTGTAACAGAATGTATGTTACAATGCAATTTACAAGAAATGCTCCTGAACCTGACACGAGTCTTCTAAACTCGTCCTTAGAGTTGGGTGGACGGCATGAGGTTCGATTCCTCCCAGGAGTGCCAACATAAAACCCCGGATACAATTTAGTGTTCGGGGTTTCTTTTCATAATTTTAGTAGGAGTTATTATGGATTTATATAGTTTTATTGAGAATGATCCTCCTAAAGTTGACATTCCTAAAGTTGTAATAGATGATCCTGATCCTGATCTTGATATTCTAAAGGATTACAAAGAGTTCGAGTTAAGTAAGGTTAATATAAACAGACCTAGATCACACGTTATGAAGGTTGATACTTGTGTTGTGGATGTTCTCTATGATATTGAGTGTATTGTTGACAGATTTATGGAGAATCATTTTCAGGGTAATATTCCTATTTTCACTGGTGTATTTCGAGATAGAGTAAAGAAGACGCATGTAAAGGATATTCGTAAGTCCATTGAATTCAGTTTCAATGAGTACAATGAACTTTTAACGACCACTGATGCTGATCTATTAGATGCATACTCAAATTTAACAAAGTATGAGATAAAAAAACTGGCTGATATCTATCGATCTGTATTAGAAATTTGTGACAAAATAGATACACCAGTTATAAAGAAGGTGAGGAAGAAAAAAGAAGTACCACCTTCCAAGCTTGTATCGAAGATGAAGATATGTGATAAGTATGATCCTCTTAGCTTAGTTTCAATAAATACTGAGAATATTATTGGGGCTACTCAACTATGGGTTTTTGATACCAAGACTTATATGGTAGGATGTTATTATTCTCAAGACGGATTGAGTGTTAAAGGTACTTCTGTAATAAATTTCAATGTAGAAACTTCGTTCCAAAAGAAACTTAGGATGTCGAAGGAGAACTTGACAATCATCTCTGAGGGTGGTAATGTAATAATAAGTAAGATGCTAGATAAACTTAAAACACAAGCAAAACCACTTTCCGGAAGGATTAGTGATAATATAATTTTATTGAGGGTAAACAAATGAAAGTTTGGGAAGATTTAACTGTTGAGGATTTAAAAAAGGTAATTGAGAAGGGTCATAGAGACTTTAGACAATATGTTAGATGTTATCAAGGTAATCAGTTATCTATGCTTGATAACCCCGATGTTTTTAAGATTCTTGCGGCCATCGAACTTTTTAAGGAGAAAAATAATGAAGCTTAATGTTGATTTAAAGCTTTACGGAATCGAAGAAGAAGAGTATGATAATACTATAGATGAGATAGTTGATTTTCTAGATGGTTTGGGATTGACAGTCGAAGTAGGTATTGCAGAACAAGGAGATGAGGATTAATGAAAGTAGCTTATTGCTCAGATTTACATTTAGAGTTCGGGGATATTGAACTAAAGAACACTGAGGATGCTGATATCCTTATTTTGGCTGGTGATATTCTTTTAGCTGAAATCCTTCATGAGTTTCCCCAACCAGAAGTTCTGCCTGATGAAAAAACTTGGAGTCAACGGCAAGGTTTGGCGTACCGATTTCGTTCTTTCATCTCAAAGGTAAGCCAAGAGTTTCCACAAGTTTTAGTAATTGCTGGTAATCATGAGTTTTATCATGGTCGATGGAATTCTAGTTTGTTACATCTTCAGGAAGAGTATAGTGTGTATCCGAATGTGAAGTTTCTTGAAAGAGAGTGTGTTGTTTTTGGAGATGTTGTTTTCATTGGGGCTACTCTTTGGACTGATATGAATAAAAAAGACCCTATCACTCTTCAGAGTATAAAATATGCAATGAACGATTTTGCACTTATTAAGAATGATACGAGAGAATATAGAAAGCTTCAGCCAGAAGAAACTGTTATTCGTCACCAAACAACGCTTGATTATATCCATAATACAATCAATAAGTATAAGGGTAAGAAGTTTGTTTTCATTGGGCATCATTCTCCAAGTAGATTAAGCACACATCCTAAGTATACAAATGATTATGAGATGAATGGTGGGTACTCATCCTCATTGACTCAGTTTATTTACGACCATCCAGAGATTGAGTATTGGATTCATGGTCACACTCATTATTCATTTGATTATTACTTGGGACAAACTAACATCATTTGTAATCCTCGTGGATATCATAACCGTGAAGAGTCGGCTAAAAGTTTTGAATTGAAATATTTTGAGGTATAATTATGAGCTTAAAAAATCTTTATTTTGCGACAAAAGAATATGTGGATAGTCAGTTAACAGAGGGAGTCGATAATCCTGTAGATGTTATGGAAGATTTTACACTCCTAATGGATATTGTTGAGAATGCGGTTTACGTTAGAGATTGGAGCACACTAATTAAAGTAGTCAAACATTGGAATGGTATTGCAGTATGATTATATTTGATGGAAGTCAACTTTTAATATCCAATATTGTGAATGAGGATTTTTCTGTAAGCAGTTTTGATATTGGATATTCTCGACATATAACGCTAAATTCCATTCGAAAATATGTGTTAAAGTATAAAGCAACGTATGGTAATGAAGTTGTTATAGCCTGTGATAGTAAGAACTATTGGAGGACAGAGATTTTTCCTTATTACAAGTTTAAACGTATTAAAACAAAAAAAGAGTCTTCTGTTGATTGGGAATCGCTATATAAGTGTGCAGATCAGCTTATAGAAGAGTTTAATCTTTACACACCCTTCAAGGTTGTTCAAGTAGATGGTTGTGAGGGTGATGATATCATAGGGGTACTCGCAAGACGTGCTGCTCCTTCTGAAAAAGTTATGATACTATCCTCAGATAAGGATTTCGGACAACTACAAGTGCATCCGAATGTTCATCAGTTTGCTACAGCCCAAAAGAAGGTCATTAAGATTAAAAATCCTGCTGCTCATTTAAAAGAGATGATTATTCGGGGTGATACTGATGATAGTATCCCAAATATCCTTTCACCAGATGATACTTTCTTTTCTGGTGGGAGACAGAAATCTGTTATGACAACAAAGTTAAATGTCTGGATGAATCAGAAGCCAGAAGACTTTTGTAATCAAGATATGTTGAGGAATTATTATCGAAATAAGGCTTTAATTGATTTCAACGAGATACCAAGTAAAATATGTTCATCTATCATAGATGCCTATGATAATGCTATTGTTAAAACGAGATCAGAATTTTTAAGTTATATGATCAATTGTCGTCTAAAAAACTTAATTTGTGATATTGGAGACTTTTAATGTCGAGTGCAAAATTATATTCTGAGATTTTCGGAGAATTTGAGAAAGCGGATACTAGAGTACAGAAGATAGATATTCTACGAAAGTATGACCACCCAAGGATGCGTTTGTTTTTTCAATTTTTGTTTAGTCCTCGTATCGTGTTTGATGTAGATATCCCTGATTATCGACCAGCGGTTGAACCAGCGGGTTTAAATTGGACATACTTGGATACAGAGGTTATTAAGTTATACAGATTTATAGAGAATAATGTTTTTGGTAATCAGAGAACGAATATAACTCCTGAAAGAAAAAAGAGTTTATTGATAACTGTTCTTGAGTCTCTTCATAAGGATGAGGCTGTTATTCTTGTTAATCTCTTGAAAAAAGATTTGGGTATCAAGTATCTTACCCCAAATATTGTATCAGAGGCTTTTCCGGGGATTGACTTGTCATGAAGGTTGCAGTGGTAACACCTACGATTGGCTCTGAGTACCTTTACAGGTGTCTTGAGAGTGTTCAGAACCAATCGTACACAGACTTGAAGCATTATATCTTTATTGATGGTCGGGCGCATAAGTTTTTAGTTGAAGATTTGATTTTCAACGCACTTAGAGATTCTAAAAATAAAAACGCTCTAGAAAAAGTTTATATGACAGATAATGTTGGTAAAGGGTGGTATGGTCATAGGGCGTATGCTGCTTGCTCATTTTTAGTTAACGCCGATGTTATATGTTATCTGGATGAAGATAACTGGTTGGAAGAAGATCATGTAAAGCAAATCGTCGATGTTCTATCCGCTGGTAATCAATGGGCTTATTCGTTGAGGAAGATATATACTAAAGATGAAGAGTTTATCTGTGAAGATAATTGTGAGTCTTTAGGAAAATGGTGCTCCGCTTATAATGAAAACGTTTTTCATATAGATACTTCATGTTTTGGTGTACGCAGAGATGTTACAGTAAATATAGGACATTCCTGGTACGGACAGTGGGGAGCAGATAGACAATTTTTTGCTGCACTGAGAAAATACTATCCAAATTATGATTGTACAAATGAATATTCGTTGTGTTATAGATTGGACGGAAATCCAAATTCAGTGACAAAAGAGTTCTTTGAGAAGGGGAATAAGATTAATTTTAATAAATATTCTGGTAAATATCCATGGGCTGAACACAGTTTAACTGTTAAAGTTGCTCCAGGGGTATCTGTTAGAATGTAGAGGAAAGTTTTATGATCAGACACCAAGGTGACCATGATGCATCTGATATGATGGTATCATTCGAACGCATTAATACAGGACTGCTTAATAATCATATACATTTTTTAACTGGAATTATCGATAATTACACAGTTGAAGATGCTATTAAGTGGATTATATATGAAAATACTATTAAAGAGCAAGATAAGGTTCTTACGATTTACATCAATTCTGAAGGTGGAGATTTATCTTCAGCATTCGCTTTAATCGATATTATGGGAAGATCAAATTTCCCAGTAAGAACCATAGGGATTGGAGCAATTGTGTCAGCAGCATTCCTTATTTTCTCTTGTGGGACAAAAGGACAACGTATTATAGCAAAAAACACAAGTATCATGTGTCACCAATATACTTGTGGACTTATGGCAAAGCAACATGATCTCGAAGCACACATCAAGGAAATGGAGTTGACGAAGAAAAGAGTACAATCGACTTTAGTTGAAGCATCGTCTTTGTGTCTTGAGGATGTTAATAGACTTCTGTTGCCCCCAACTGATGTATGGATGACACCAGAAGAGTTAGTTCAGTACGGTATAGCTGATATTATTTCATAGGAGATATAGATGGTAACGAGTGGGTATATTAGGATTCTTGAGGAATCTGTAAAAAGATTAGAAGAAAAGGTGAAGATTGATATTCAAGAAATCGATAGTCTGAAACAACAGATACAAGAGTTGAAGCTTAATGAGATTGCAGGAGTCAACACTCAGCAACTCTTGAAGGGGTAACAGATGCCAACATACATCTTTAGGAATGAAGAAACCGGCGAAGAGTTTGAAGACTGTATCTCAATAGCAACAAAAGAAGAACTGTTGATAAAGAATCCTCACATCAAACAAGTCCCAACGACATTTGGTGTTGTATCTGGTATTGGGGGTGTTGACTCGAAGACTGATAATACGTGGAAGGAAGTACTCTCAAAGGTCGCTGAAGCGCATCCTGAGAGTGAACTAGGGCGTAGGTATGGAAATAAAAACCATACCCAAATAAAGGTCGCAGAGGTTGTCAAAAAACACAGAGATAAGTGGAAGAATAGATGATCTAAATATTATCGAAGCATCAATCGGTGTTTCGGTAATATTAATTCAACGAGGATTACATGGGAAGACGATCAAAGCAGTTCCAAGAAGAGAGTGAAGATAACACTTTCGGTATCCGTAGAATGAAGCCAAAGGTTGAGCCATTCAATTTAACGAATGTTGAACCTATGACTGAGAATCAAAGACTAATGATGGAAGCCTTTGATGGTGATTATAATGTCATCGCATCTGGAACAGCAGGTACAGGTAAATCATTTATAGCGACATATTTGGCACTCAAAAAACTGTTGACAAAGAAGGTTGAAAAGATTATTATTGTTCGATCTGCTGTAAACATTAGGTCACAAGGATTCCTTCCTGGAAGTTTAGAGGAAAAGGAATCTGTTTTCACAATCCCATATAAAGAGATTGTTGATAAATTGTGTCAAAACGGAACTGCTTGGGAATGTTTGACCAAGAAGAGATTTATACAGTTCATATCAACATCATATATTCGTGGAATTACTCTTGATAATTGTGTTGTTATCTTCGATGAATTCCAGAATGCAGATTCTAGTGAATGTGAGTCAATGTTAACAAGAATGGGGGAGAATTGTCAGATTATTTTATGTGGTGATACTAGACAAAACGACCTCAAAAGAAAAAGAGAAGAAAGTTGTTATGACTGGTTGATGAAGTTAGTAACATCAGAAGAGCTTGAAGATTGGTTTGAAGTAATTAAATTCTCAAGACATGACATTGTTAGATCAGAATTGTGTAAAGCTATCATTACTGCTATTGAAAGGATGTAGAATTGTACAATATTTACTCTATAACTAATCTCATTAATGGTAAAATGTATATTGGGATAACGAAGAAAGATATTTATGTAAGATTTAGGGATCATATAAACACCACGAGGAAAAAGAAGAAGTATGCTATACATTTTGCAATCTTAAAATATGGTGAGAGTAACTTTAAGATTGATTTTATAGAAAAGACTGATGATACCAGTAGAGAAAGTTATTGGATAGACCTCTATGGAACTTTTAGAGAAGGTTACAATTTAACTAATGGTGGCGATGGAACTTCTGGTTATAGATTAAATGATGATCAGAAAGCAGCTAGAGCTTCTCAAACTAAGATATTACATGAGAGTAAATCTGTTGGTATGTATGGAAAGAAGCAGTCAGAGCACCAAAAACGTATAGTTAGTGGAATAATGTGTGGGTGTAAAAGAAAACTAGATAACCACTGTATACATTGTGACCGATGGTTTGATACTGGTAATTATAGAAGATGGCATGGAGATAATTGTAGATTAAATGAGAATATTTGAGCAATGTAAGATTGATAGATTATCTTTTGATATGAAAACGAGGTATGAAAAGGGCAGGAGGATATATTTAACTCCAGAGGGAAATAGTTATCCTTCTGTCACTTCAGTATTATCGACCATGAATAAGGATTTTCTGATCAAATGGAGAGAACGAATAGGAGATGTAGAGGCAGATAAAATCGTGAGGATGGCATCTTCTAGAGGAAACCGTCTTCACGATGCTTGTGAAAAGTACTTGCAAAATCAGTTGAGTTCGTTTATATTATCTTCAATGATGCCTGATGCTAAACAGCTTTTCTTATCATTGAAGCCGGAATTCGAGAAAAGCATTGGTAAGGTTTATTGTCTCGAACAGCCACTCTACTCTGACCGCTTAAAGGTTGCTGGAAGAGTAGACTGTGTTGCAGAATGGGATGGTATATTGTCTATTGTTGATTTTAAGAACTCCTTAAGGCCAAAGCTGGAAGAGTATATACAGAATTATTTTATGCAATGTACATCCTACGCTTGCATGTTCAGTGAATTAACAAAGATCCCTGTAAAGCAAATTGTAGTTGCTGTTGGGGTTGTTGATGATCCAAAACCACAGATATTTGTTAGAAAGGTTTCGGATTACGTTGAGGATACTATTAAGTTTATCAAGAACTATCACTTGACAAACTTAATAGAGATAGGTTATAGTTAAAAAATAAGGGCGCATGTTCCAAGGTGGCGACAGAGCCTCCAAAACTTAGTGTGGTAGGTTCGATTCCTACCGTCCTTGCAATTTGTTCATTAATATGGTATGTTCAAAATTAATGAACAGAAGATATGACTGTACTAACCTAGATCGTATGATATTGTGTAAAATGGGATGGATTTTAAACCACCTGTTTCTCTAGGCCAAGTTATGATATCTATCGAACAATTAGTACAGTCAATTTATAGAGATATGTAAAGAGGTTCGTTGATACTTAGGGGAAGTATTACAAGACGAGGGTTCGACTCCCTCATAGTCCAAAAATATAGTAAACTGAATAAGGGCTATTTTTAGGATTCGATTGGGGTATGAAGCTAAGTGGAGAATCGTTGGGCATACAACGTAAAAATAGCAAGAAAAATAAACGCAGATGATTACGCTTATTTAATGGCTGCTTAATCGCACCATTGGAGCCTTCCCGGTTGAGCTTTGCAACAGAATCAACCGGACTATTTTAATTTATTATGGAGGTTCTATGAAGGTATTTTTGGGGGGAACGTGTAACGGTAGTAAATGGAGGGACGAGTTAATCCCTAAACTGAAGATCGATTTTTTCAATCCTGTTGTTGAAGATTGGACTCCCGAATGTCAGGAGGAAGAGCTTAAACAACGCCAAGAATGTGATTATTGTTTATACACGATCACTCCTAAAATGACTGGTGTTTATTCTATCGCAGAAGTTGTTGATGATAGTAATAAAAGACCAGAAAAAACAATTCTGCTGATTCTCAGAAAAGACGGTGATGATGTTTTTACAGATGCTCAAGAGAAATCTTTGAATGCTGTTCTTAATATGGTATTAGAGAATGATGCTTACGCTTTTCTAACCCTTAATCAGGTGGCTGAATTTTTGAATTATGAAAGTTAATATTGACAATTATACAAGTTATTGGGGTCCATATCAAGTCGCTGATCTTCTGAAGCATTTTGGTGTATCAGAAGATCGATGTTGTGATATTGGTGATAAATTGGTTGAAACTTGGTTTGGTAAATTTCTTATATGGATTGATAGTAAAAAGAAGAGAAAGGTTAAAGTAAAGATTCATGATTACGATACATTCAGTATTGATACAACAATGGCGTATATCATGCTTCCTCTTCTTAAGAGATTTCAAGCAACAAAGATGTCAAATGCACTTGTAATGGATGAAGATGTTCCAGAAAACCTTCGTAGTTATAATGCACCACCGACAAAGTATTCTTATCAATGGGATGGCTTGAGTTCAAAAAGGTGGGATTGGGTTCTCGATGAAATGATTTGGGCATTTGAACAAGTTCATGTTGACAATGATTGGGAAGCAGAGTATGTTTCAGGGAATGTTCCTTTGGAATTTACACCAGCAGAGTATGACGAAGAGTTCAACGTTTCTTTTAAGGAACCTGAAGTGAGAGAATTTAATAAACTTCCTGCTATCGATACGAAGAAGTATAAAGAGTATAATGATCGTATCGATAATGGCCTTCTTTTATTTGGAAAGTATTTTAGGTCACTGTGGGATTAATAATCTGAGTATTTTTTGTTCGACTACTCAGATGGGGAGTAGGTATGAAAAAAGTATTATTGATTATATTTCTACTCTTCTCTATAGTAACACCTAGTATGTGTAATAAAGATAATGCGTATGCGTCTTACCATAGAGAGAGTATGATAAGAAAAGCAGTAATAGCTAGAGATTTAAAGCAACTTGAATGTCTTTCAGATAACATTTATCATGAATCGAAAGGTGAACCACATAAAGGAAGAGTTGCTGTTGGATTTGTGACAGTCAATAGAATGAAGGATCAGAATTTTCCTGATAGTATATGTGAAGTTGTAAAGCAGAAGGAAAAGAAAACCTGCCAATTTTCGTGGTACTGTCAACCATCAAAAAAGAAACACTCAAAGAAACCAATAACCAAGAAGCTTAAGGATATTGATTATATCAAATCTGTTCTTGTTGCGGAAATGGTTATGACTAAACAGATACAAGACCCATCAAAGGGTTCCTTGTATTTTCATGCGAACTATGTTAAAGTAAAAAGAAAAGGAAAAGTTGTGAAAGCTAAGATTGGGGATCACATCTTTTATAATGTTAAAAAGAAATCATGAGGTAATATGAAGACATTGCATAATTCAGATGTTTCTGGTGCAAAAGTGAATGTGAAAGACATTAAAGTTGTTGGTGACGGTGATATGTTCAAACTTCTTTGTAAAGCTTCAAGTGAGGCAGAAGGTTGGATGAAAAGTACCAAGGCGTGTCAGATCGGAGAGTTTGGTTGCCTAGTGCAAGTAACTACTCAACAGAGGAATTTTGATGGTAGTTATTCAGTGGCAGAGGCGTTAACGTATGTTCCTGGTGTACATATTGTTGATGATATTAATAATGGAAGAAAATTAGTTTAGGAGAATATTATGGCTATTAAATCGTTGAATGTTGAACAATTGACGGATGAAGAACAGGAAGAATTGATGGATGTTATTCGTATCTGCTCTGATTCTATGACCCGTCAAGCCGCAGAAAAAGACCTTGTTAAAGAGACGATCAATAAAGTTTCTAAGGAGCTTGGTATTCAGAAGCAAATCATATCCAAGATGGTAAAGGTGTATTTTAAACGTAATTACGATGAGGAAGTTGCAATCCAAGAGCAATTTGAAACCCTCTATACAAGTGTCGTTAAATGATGTTTTTTAATCTACATTTAACAAATAATCGAGAAGACGGTTCAACCAAAACCTTATCGACAGAATTTGATTCTGATAACTTAGAAAATGTTGTCAAGCATCTCGAAGACTTTTTGATAGGTGCAGGGTTTGATCTCAAAGTTGGTGACCTTCAAGTTAAACCAAAAAAGTGATGAGAATAGACGAATTAGCATATAATGAAGATATATTTAAATTTTCAAGTAAGATTGAAGAAATTAACACATCTTCGGGAATTGGATATATAGATTCTATTCTAGAGTATTGTAAGGACACTGGATTAGAATTAGAGGTTGCTGTAACTCTTATCAGTCAGAACTTGAAATCTAAGATTGAAGAAGAAGCTATGGGAAAGAATCTTTTAAAGAATAAAGGAGCACGATTAGAATTATGAAGACAACTGAAGCTTTTAATGTGTACAATGCAATAAGGCTTCATTTTACTTCAAAAACTTACAGCTACTTTAAGTATAATGGGAAAACAACAATCTCTCCAGAATCGCTTCACACGAGGAAAGATAAATATATCTTTCATAAGTTGGCTCGAAAATACACAGATATAGATGATCTAATAGATGTTCTTGTCTGTGTATTTTTAAAGAAAGATAAAATATGGGTTGGTGATCTTTTGACGAAAGAAACCGAAGAATATTTGGAGGATTTCAAGAAGACTTTTCAATCTATATCATATATATTCGAGAGTGAGTGTAAGTTAATCTTTGGGGATGTTGATAATCCCAATAAAATGCTAACAACAGGGGGTGATTATCCGGAACTTTTAAAAATGGCAGTAAGAGGGGATATTCATATAGAAACGCTATGTATATTGAATAAGATATTACACTTTCTCCCAAGATGGAAAAGTACGATAACTGACGATATTGTGTGGCCAAAATACTGTATGAAGGTTGAGAAGTATTCTGAGTTTCTTCCGACAGATGTAACACGTTTTAAGATGATTCTCAGGAAAATTGTTGTATAAATAAACAACATATTATGATAATGTGGATAAACTAATACTAAAATAAGAGGAAATACGATTTATGAGTTCATTTCAGAATTTGAAACGGGGTAGTGATTTCGAGAAGTTGAAGAAGCAAATTGAAACGATCAATCAGCCACAAGGCGATAAAGATGATGATCGTTTTTGGGTTCCGGTGGTTGATAAATCTGGTAATGGTATGGCGACAATCCGTTTCCTACCAACCCCACCTGCTGATGGTGATGATGGTTTACCATGGGTACGCCTATTCCGTCATGCCTTTCAGGGTCCGGGGGGATGGTTGATTGATGAGTGTTTAACAACTCTAGGTGGTAACTGTCCTGTATGTGAGAACAACACCGTTCTCTGGAATACAGGGAGTGAAGCAAACAAAGAGATCGTCCGTAAGCGTAAACGTAAGCTATATTATATCGCAAATGTTTACATTATCTCCGATCCTGCTTGTCCTGAAAATGATGGACAGGTAAAGCTTTTTAAGTTTGGAAAGAAGATTTTTGATAAACTTAATGAGGCTATGAATCCACAGTTTGCTGACGAAACACCTATCAATCCATTTGATCTTTGGGCTGGTGCTAACTTTAAACTAAAGATGCGTCAGGTAGAAGGCTATCGGAATTATGATAAATCTGAGTTCGAGAAAGCTGCTCCATTGGATACTGATGAGAATATGGAAGCTATTTGGTTGAAAGAGTACTCACTAAAAGAGTTTCTTGACCCAAAGAAGTTTAACACATACGAAAAAATCAAGGCACGTCAAGATAAGATTTTGGGGGTAACTGGTTCACCAGCCAATAATACGGCTGAAGATTCCCCTTATCCTCAAGAAAGTCAGAGCACACCTTCTGAGAAGATCGGTGATGACGATGATATGAATTATTTCAAAAGTCTTGCCGCCGAAGATGATGTACCGTTTTAATTGATAAAATAACAAAGAGGCTCAAGATAGAGCCTCTTTGTTATACTGCACTTGTAGGACTTCCCCACATTGTTTTTCCCATAAGGATCGCCATAAAATCAGTGTCAACAACCGGAGATATAGGGTTGTTGCTGATATTATTTTTTATAGGTGGTGGAGTGGATTTTTGTTGTGATTGAATAACAACATTAGTCTGTCCACCACTTTCTTTATTGGCACTATTAATCGATCCCATATTCAGAGAATCCCCATCACTTGCCCACATTCGCTGAAACATCTTTAGAGCAAGATTATCAAGTTTCCCAGGCTTTGCTGTAGGAGTTGGAATATTTGGAGTTTCCTCTTGAGGTTGATTCACAGCAACTGCTGGTACTCCTTGAGGGGTGGCTCCTGGTGCTGCTCCTGGTGCTGTATAACCTCCTTCCTTTCTTTGAATAGCTGCCAGATAATCATTTGTTGATTGATTGACATCTCTTGATGTTCCTGCTGATCCTGTTGCTAGAAACATCTTAACAGCTTTACTATTAGGACCAGCGTGATGTGCTACTGTTGCTGCATTAAAATCACCAAATCTTTTGTAATTTTTTAAGAAGTACTTCACCCCTGCTATTGCTGCTTTCTCAGGATCAGATTCAACTTGCTGTCTCGTGAACCCAACTTCAGGAGCAGTTTTAGGCATAATCTGTAATAATCCTCTAGCCCTATCGCCAGCGTGCATTCCTTTTTTAATTAATGGTCCTGGTTTATTTGGATCAAGGCTTGATTCGTGTTGTGCTAGAGCAAAAATTCTAGCCCTCAAAGCTTTATCAGTGATCCCTTCTTGATCTAAAATTTTGTTTAAAAGATCGGCACCCTTTCCACTATACACTTTTGAAGGTTTATTCTTTTTCTGATCATCTAATGTTGATGCAGCGGCTTCTTTAGGACTAATTTTTTCAGCCATGTACTCCATCATATTAAAACTCCCTGTATCCTCTTTCTTTGGTTCTACAGGAGTTGATTTAACAGGCTCTGGAGTCGTTTTAGGGGGTTCTGGTGCTGAATCATAACTAGGCCATTCATCATATATTCTCCTATTAGCAACCGCCAATTTTTCGGCTTCAATTTCTTTAGCCTTTATTTTTAGTTTTTCGTTGATCCTATCTATCTCTTCTTTAGATGGCAAAGGTTCCTGAATCGGATTTCCTAATTGATCTACAGATTCCATTGATCCACCAGTATCACCAGATGCCCAATGTTTAGTGTAGTCAGTATTCTTCCATCCAACATACAGACCTGCTAAGGCTGTTAATGGTCCTGCAATACTCATAACACTTCCTAGAGCAGCCATAAGAGTACCTTTAGAGCCTATGAAACCGATGGTATGTGCCACGGCTTCTAGTCCTAATTTGAGTGTACTAATAGGACTCATGAGGGCTGTTATTGCGAGAAGACCCACTGTTATTTTGCCCCAATGTTCATCCCACACTTTCCCTATACTATCGAGAGTTGATTTGAATCCTTCGGTAACTTGGGTTTCAACGAATAACCATGAAGGCTTTATGATACTTTCTTTTACCACATTAAACATTTCATCCATCTTTGCCCGAAACTCATCGTTACTGAAGTATGCAGTAATACCACCAGCTATGGCAGTAAGAAGCATTCCTATTCCCAAAAGAGATACTGGTGATGATTTATCGGTTGTAGATGTTGTCGGTAAAGGTGTTGGAGAGTTGTCTTTTTCTCTTTTAGCTTCTTCTATATTTTCTTGTTCTTTGGCTTCCTTGAAATATTTGTCTGTAGATTCAGCAGCATTAAGCTTCATACTCTTAGCAATAATAACCATATTCTGTCTCATGATATTAGTATCACGAAGCATAGCTGGTAGGACACTTGTATTTTTGGATATGATCCCCATGATATTTACAAGGACTTTAGTGTTATTGGCAACCCTTTCCGTCTTCTCATTAAGGTTTTCAAGCTTCTGTTGTTTTACATCAGTTGTCCCTGTAGCCTTGTAAGCTTTAAAAAGAGATGGTAATATTGCTGCCAACATTCCTTTTTGGTCAAAGAATTGTCTTGGATCATATTTTTCGGCTGCTCTTTTCTTGATAGTCGAAACAATACCACCACCCTCTTTCTTTTCTTTTCTATAAACATCTGCTAATCTTGACATATATTTTTCCTAATTAATTTTGTTTATTTTTTGCTTTCTCTGCTTCTTCTTTTAGGAATGCTGTAATCATATCAAGGTATACTTGTCTTTCCCATGGAACCATCTCATCAAGCTCTGTCAAACTATACTTGTGATGTTGCATTAAAGCAAAGTTGCATTTAAAGTAGTTTGCCAAGCTATCATGAGAAAGACTTAGACTAAAAAACTTTGAATACCCTCAAGATGCATTGTTTCAGCATATCCACATGATTTACACTTAAACTCGACATCCTTTTTAATCCTTGGCATTGTGTTGAAGAACTTTCGTATCTTCTCTATATCATCTTGACTCATACCATCAACAAAATCTTCTAACTCTTCTTTGGTTGAATCTTTTGCATAGTAAATTTGGTCTTCATCGTAGATGTAGTCAATGAGAACTGAAATGACATTAAGCATGTCAACTTCGGTTTTGATATTCAACTTCTCGACCATAGTGAATGTCGGATATTTCATAACAACACCAAGTTTCTCAGAAAGCTTAATATCATTACTATGTGAAGGATCAAATGTTGGTTCTATTTCTAGAAGATTCACAAATATCTTAACAACATTTCCACACACCTGTTTATCATCTCCAATAAGATTGTTACACTTATATTTCAACTTTGCTGTCTCACCAACAGATCGTGCTCTTAATTGAAGGAATAGGTACTCAATATCAAAGATAGGAAGGTTATCGATATCAATATCTGGTGTGATTATACAGTTATTAAGAACCTGCTTAACAGCTTTGATAGTATCTTTTTCATCTTTTGATTCTGATGCCATTAAGAGTATTTTCTGTTCCTTAACTAGAAACTGTCTGTACTCTATTACCTTTCCATTTGATAAGAGTTTTGTTTCAAAGATTGGTGTCTGAATTTTTGGTAATGCCATAGTATTAGTTTTTCCTTAAAAGTATTTGTTAAAAAGCTTTCCAACAGGAGCCACTAATTCTCCTGTCGTATTATCAATCCATTTAGATGCTTGTGCTCCAAAGACTTCAAGTACAAACTCTGTAAGATTGTAGTTCCCACTGTATATAGTTTTATATTTTTGGTATGTAAATTGTACAGTTAGACGATGGAAGTTCTCTTCACCCCAAGAAAGCTGTTGTGATGCTATACCAACAGGGTAAGCATCAATCAATTCAACAGCATAAATTTGTCTAACAAAATCGTCATACTGTATAATCTTAACATTAGTTAGATATCTTGTATCTTTTCCTTTTGAAAACCTGAGATTATTTGTATCACTAGGCATTATCGCTTCAAGCCATCTATCAAAGAGCTTTCTTTCGAAGAACTCATTAGTACATATGAAAGTTAAGTTTATATCCTGGTATTGTGTTTGATATGGAACTTTAAATATTGGTCCATATATCTTTACATCAGCAGTCTGTAAGCTTTTTCCAGGAAGTTCTGTAGCTTCACATTGGAGTGAGAGATATCTTGTTACAGATGTATTAGTACTGTTAGATTGAATATCAGAATCATTTCTTCCTCTCAAATAGCTTGATACATCACTAATAAGATTACCAGGAAGGTTTATTAATTGCTCAATAAATGACTGTTCAATAAATGAATTAACATACTGTGGGATTGGTAATATAACTTGGAACCTTGAAGGTTTAGCCAAACCATCCTTTGAGTTTATATTAGAGAGAAATGCTTGTGGTAAAAACGACATTATTATTTCCTATACTTTTTTTGTGATTTATTCCAAACTTGTTGTTTAGAGTTTTTTCTAAAGTCTTCGAATGGCAATAATGCACAGATATCCCATTCATCAGCAGTCACTTCAAGGAATCTAGATGTAATATGGCTATAAAGATATCTCTTGATACATGGTGTTGCTTCGTATGCTCTGGAGTATGATTTAAGATACCCATAACTTATATTCAATCGTGTTGTCTCATCATACCTGTGATTGTTCATGATTCCTGATAATTTATCAAGAAGAACAAGTCTATGTCTTGGATGAATATAGTGTAAGTTTAATCCCAAGAACCCATCCTTATATGCACTTATAGGTATAACTAGAGGAAAAACGTCATAGTATGGAAGTTTATCTTTAGTTTTTGGATCATAGAAATAGAAAAACATACGACCGAT